TCACTTTTGTTCCCAAACCGTCTTTCCGTAGTATGACTGAATGGGCGCGAAGTGCTTGCGACTTATCAACCGATGACATTAAAACTCGTGCGTGGGTACACTCTGACGATGCTATGTTAAAGATTTTTGATCGGAAGAAACAGTTGTGGTTCCGTTTCAACATCGACATAAAATCATGTGATGCATCTCATTCCCCTCACGTCTTCAAAGGTTTCGCTAAATTCTTCCAATACGATTACCGGTTGTATAAACGTCTCATCGCACACATCCTGAAACCACTTGGTATTATGGGACCGGACAAACACGATCTGCCATCTTGGTTAATTCCCTTGATGCCGTATTTACCCTCTGGTCACGTCTTTACTACCCTCATCAACACTTACGCTATGATGTCAATAATGCGTCAGTGTGTCATTGATGAAGTTACGAGTGTCGAAGAGATTGAAAAGAGTGCATGGAAACTCGGTTACATTGTGACGGTCGACGAAGTGTTTAAAGATACGGATTGTCAGTTTCTAAAACATTCCCCCGTCCACACACCCGACGGTATTTTCGCCGTGAAAAACATCGGTGTGTTATTTCGTGCAATCGGAAAATGTCTTGGAGACATGGTGGGTGAAGGTGAGTGGAAAATTAGAGCAAAACTATACGCGTTCAACGTTCTCTCATCGTACTCGCACGGTGTCAGCAACCCATTTCTCAATCACTGGAAGGACAAATTCAGACCGAAGAAACCAGGTTCCCGGCTAGCTCGCATCATACGTAACAAGGTAGCTAGTGACTTCGAATACAAAGTCGACTTACTTAACGAGACTATCATCGAAGTTAGTGACTTTGAGTTATTCGAACGTTACTCCCTTGAGGAAGATGCACTCCGCACGACGCTTGAAGAGCTCCTAGCCTTAGGAGTAGGTGAAGGTTACCATGATACAGTCACTCACAAGATCTTGTTCATGGATTACGGTCTAGGTCCACCAGGTGAGGTGGTGAGAGTGGGTACAGATCCACGTGGAATTGGATAACTTCCCATTTCAACTACTATTGTAAATTAGAATGCAC